TTCACTATATTAATTATACGTTCTATTTGCGTTTAGTCAAACGTTTTGATGTGTTTACAGGTTTTTCAGCAACAATGTTATTAAAAGTGTTGCGTTTGAGCAACGGCAGTACTGCTGCTTCGGCTTGGCCATTATCCCATTTGAACTGTTTACGTGCTTCACTGAGCATGTCCTCTACAGCATCATGACGTGCTATAATGCCGTAGAGTATTCGATCTATCTCAATCCAATTCACTTAGTAGTGCTTCAAACTTCTTTTTGCTTTGTCCGTTCATCTTTGCATCTGAGATCATTGCAACTGCTTCTGGTGTTGCGTCACCTACAATCACGATGCCAATCATACCCATGCTAGCGTGTGGGGTGCAAACGTACACATACACACCAGGTTCAGCGAATGTAACAGTTGCGTCAGCACCGACTTTGGATTTGGCTGCAAGTTCAACTCCGTCTGGACCGTCAACAAATTCCACATTGTGTCCTTTGTCTGTGGCTAACCAAGTGACTGTTGCACCTGGTGCTACACGGATCACTTCTTCCGAAAACACCATTTTGCGTGTCTTGTCTGAGGGATCTTTGTTCCACATTTCTAGTGTGTATTCTGTGGGCAGTTCTTGTGCCAATACTGGTGCTGCAACTGCCAACGCAGCAATCATAGTCAAAATTCTAAACATTATTTTCTCCATTTAATGTATCGGCCATGCTGTGATTTACATCTGCATGACCTTGTTCGTCTGCTCTTACTGCAATAACTACATCTCTCAATGTAGCGTCCGTTGCTAGATTATAATAGTCTCTAGCAATCTTTGGAGCAGGAATGTTTTTGGCTCTTCCTGCATCAATTTCTTCTAAGTAATGTGTATAACTTACTACTGCTTGGTCTTCAAAGTATCCTACCATTCGGTGTGCTGTCTTGGGGAAGAACACATATAGTACAAAATAGAAGTGCCAAAACACAAACTGTGCAAATGCTACAATCATGCGTTCAAACCAGTTAGGGTTTGCAATCTCAATAAAGATCATGAGATGCATACGTTCATTTTCGGCTTCTTCTAACAGTGTGCGGATCCATCCACGTTTGTCCGGTTCCATTTTACGCAAACTGCGTAGATGTTGCCACATGCCTGCTACCATGCCAGGAACACCAGCAACTGTTTCTAATACCACTGCTCTGTGTCCATAGCGTTTTGCAAAGAACGTATCCGCAAACCAGCGAAAGAACATGGTCAAAGCATAAGCAAATCTATCACTGAAATTTTCTGGTTGTTTATTCATCACCATACTCCTAGTGTTTTTAAGTTACCGGCAATAATAACAAAGCAGGTAACAACGTGCAACACAATCCAAAATGTTCTAAATGCTAGAGCACGTTTTACATCTGTTTGTGTAATGGGCAAGAATTCTGGCTTGTCTTCATCAGTGATACCGATTGGCATCCCAACTGTTCTAGCCCACATTTTTAAGAAACGCCTTTGTCCGCTCATTGATTTTGTATATTAACTTCCCCATCCTGCAAAGTCACGTTCCTCCACAGGCAATGATGTATTGCTGTTTTTATTCATGCTCGCCGCCGTTCATGCGACCGTTGTAACCATCTAGTCGATATTCATTGCTACGACGATTGCCTTCATTGAAAACCAAAAAGGTAATAAACACCCCGGCTACAAACAGTCCGTGTAGTGCAGCACTGATACCAAAAGCAAGGTAACTGCCCAACATTAGAGCAAAGATAGCCGACCATACAAATGCTAACACTTGAAACAGCATGTGTGCTACCATTGGATCAAAGTTTTTCAGTGGTGAGTGTTCGATAGTCATAACAGTTTGATATACTTCTTTGGGCATTCTCAGCAAAAACAAAACAGTATTTGCCATACCCGGGCTTGATTTAGGTGTGTTCATTGTATGATCCTTTTGTGTCTCTGTATATAATATATAGTGCATAAGTAGGCAAAAGTCAACCTACTAAGGTGCGTTAAATTGTAGCAGTGAGTCTTACAGTTTCAGAGTGGTGCGTTTTGTATTTCCACTATTTGTAACCCGTTGTCCTAGCCCTAGTTTTATAGGCACAACCTCTTACCCAGCCGGCATAACTATGTTACCCCTTTTTACCGTCTGTAAGTGCAACGGTTCTGTTGCTAGGTCCGTTGCCAACCCCCGTAACCCTTAGGCTACCATGAGCTCCTGAGGAGCATAGTTGCTGTTTGCGACTATAATTTTATTGCGTTAACCGAGCTTTCGCCGGGTGACTCCATCCTGCCTAGTTCGTCTGTCGATCCTGATCACCCCCGCAGTATGTTTTATGGTGGAGGTGGGGGGAATCGCACCCCCGTCCAATCCGTGTTCAGTGAACTTCAACATCACAAACTATTTATACGCTAAAATTGTTATACAGTCAAGAACTTTTTCGTGTATGCTTCTTCAAAACCGTCTTCGTGAACAACGTTTTCATGATTGCCCCAGATACGTTCAAAGTAACCGTTGTACACACTCATGATGTCTTTTTCGCTCCATGCATCTGGAATCAGATGCCCTTTGACAATCCAATAATATCTATTGGCTTCTTTGTGTTCGTATTGCGTCACAGAATATTTATCAATTGAATTTTTCAACAACGCTTAGAGAATGTTTACATTTACCGTAAAAAGTAAATCCTGTGCAGTCGCATGTGAATCCCTGTTCAGTAAGGGCAACTGTGTAGAAGCTGTTTTTCTTACTACCTGCAACACTCCATTCAGTGCCTACCAGCAGATTGCCTTTGAAAGTCCAATCCGCAGGTTTCAAGTAACGTTTAGCAAACTTCTTAGCCACAGTTGCCCTCTTGCTTCGTTCACATCGTGTTTATATTATACAAGCGTTAGACAAGCTTGTCAATCAAAATCACAGTTCGCTTTTGCGTTCTTGAATTTCTTTGCGACGTTCTTTGGTCAGCTTGTGAAGATCGCCCAGTGCCTTCCTTGCTCGTGCGGCTGCTGCCTTTACACCTTTCTGTTCAAAGGTCTGTGTTTCTTTGATATAGTTGTTGTAGGCTAGGACAATCTCGTCGTGCAGTGAGGTCATACTGTTTCTCCTGTAACATGTGCGTAGATCTCACGCCAGTTTTTAGCTTTAAACATGCCAAATCGCAACGGTTCATTCATGTTAAATCCATGTTCAACTAGAATAGGACGCAGTCCTGCTTTCAGTCCAGCTACGGCGTTTTCATATTTGTCTTCGATCCAATAAAGGCCAGTATCTTGATATTCAGCCAAGGCAGCATCTTTGTCTGCGCCAGTGTCAAGGCAGATTAATTTAGTAAATGCAGTGGGTCCAAACAGCTTTTCAAGATTCATTTTGCGCAGTTGATACGCACTGGGATCAAGACTTAGACTGGTAATACAATGGAACTCGTAACTGTGTTCTTCGTGCAGTCGTTTCACGTAAAACATTGCGTCACGCAGTGCAGGTAAGAAACCGATTGCAGCACTTTCGTTAAAAATCTTTACACGCTGTTTTGCTTCTGTGCGAGTAATGTTAAATCGTTCACCTAGATCGTAATAGTGATTACCATTTTCGATCTGTGTGTATCCATGTTGCTCCATCCAAGTGCAAAATGCATATTCCCAGTTGAGCAGTACACCGTCGCAATCGGTGAGAATAATCTTGTTCATAGTTTGCCTTTCTATTTGCCTTGTTCAATGTTAGTATACGCTAGATTAGAACAGTTGTCAACTGATATAGCCGGCACTTCTCATAGGACCTTGCGCCCATGTAGGATGATCTCTCCATGTACGCTTGTTACCTATGTCAACGTGCATAAACAGGTTGCCTGAATCGGCATATATTCCTATACCTCCTACACCATTTTCGATAGCAGCAATCAGCATTCGTTGTTTTTCAGCATCGCTCAATCCACGAAAACTTATGTCCATAGCAACGCCGTACATATGATTACTATTTGCTGCTGCTCCTCTTAATGTACTATTATAAGATCTACTCCTATAACCACTGTTAACAGTAAGAGGTCTACCTACTGCTCTTGCCATTGCTCTAGCAATATTAACTATAGCCGGATCTACCTTTCTACCTTCTTCAGCATATACACTCCAACGTAGAAACTCATCGTCTGGTACAACCGCATAGTTATTTGAAGTTGGGTTTGCAAGGCCCTGACCTGCAGGTGTTGGTCTGCCTGTAGCTGTAGCACTAGGATTAGCAGGCTGTCCGTCAGAAGGAGTAGTGTCAGGCGGGAGTGACCCGCCTTCTCCTGATCCTAACCCTGCATAACTTTCAGCATATTCATTTTCTGATATACTTGATCCTGCACCGTATGGAACGCTAGGATCTCCTCCAGCAGTTGCTCTAGTTCCACCGCTTCTCATACTTGCAGCATCTGCTTGCACTTCACCTAACAGTGCTTCTGCTTCTGCATCCGGAATGTCAAATGCTCCCGGGCCTCCCAACGCACCAGCTAGTGCAAGTCCAAGTGAAGCACTGCCTCCACCTCCAGAGAAAACAGTGCAATCATTTTCTCGCATTTTGTCGTTAATAGGCAGAGATGGATGATCTCCATGATCGTCTTCGTCGCCGACTCGTACTAATCTTGGCATTTTTTTTCCTAACTAAATTAAAAGTTACCTTCAAAGTCATCAGGTAAATTTGTTGCAGGAATTGTTCCTACTGCAACTTCATCAAATTCATCAGCTAGAGCAGCAATTCTATCTATAGCAGCCTGTTGAATTCCTTGCGGAGGATCTATTGGACCGACGGATAGATTTTGTTCTGCAATACCTCTGTTATATGTGAGAATACCACCTTCTAATACCAATGACTTATAAAGTGACGCTTTTTCAATATTGTTGTATGAACTTAATCCCGATGTTTTAAATCCTTGTCCAAGGGCCTGTCCGTCTGTATAACTTCCCCAGTCTCCTAAAATTCTTATTCGATTTACATTGGCATCAATAGTTGTTATTTCTGTTGCAATTGTTGTACTGTTAGTTGCGACAGTTGTGTGCTGTGCTAAAATTGATTGTAGTGTTGTGTTTATAGCTTCTAATTCTGGTCTCACATTTGTCTCCCACCATTGTTCTATATAAGCATTTAAATTAGCTGCATTGAGCGGAGTTGTATCACGAATTGAAACATTGGTTTCAACAAACCCACCGCTTTCTGGTTCGAATCTAACATATATTTGCCCTTCATAGGTAGCAGGCCAACTACCAACTGCTTGCATTTCTGCTAAAGTAATTTCATATAACCCATCAGGCTGAGTCGTAGTTCCAGTGTAAGTTCTGGAAAAGCTTAGTATACCCTCGGGAGACCTCATATATATGTCAAATGAGGTAGTTGGTACATTCCATTGAATTTGAGTGCCTGTAAAATTATTTATACTAAAGCCAAGCCCATTGCCGCCAGTCGCACTAAAGATTTCTACTGCCATTTATGTTCCTTAAACTAGAATTCCTGTTGTACTGCTTACATATTGCTTGGCCATATCACTTTCGGTTTTGGCCACAAACAACGTTGCGGTCTTGTTAATATTAATTTTAGTGTCCTGCGATACTGTAAAAGCCAGTGGTCCTAATCCTATACCTTGAGCTGTTGCCATAATGGCCATTGGCTTACTGACTACTAGAGTTGTCATAGTTTCTTCTACTAGTCTTGCTACGATTTCTTCGCCTGCTGTGGTTTTAATAGTAACTGTGTCGCCTGCTTTGTATGGTGTTTCAATAATCATTTTTTTCGTTTCTTTCCTATTTTTGTAGCTCTTTTTGCAGATTCTTTGATTCTTTTAGGGCCTGATGGTTTTCTTGGTTTTCTAAGTGTCATGACAATGAGTGTCCTGTTCCTGTGTATGCTGTGTCTTCGATGTATTGTATTAGTTCGCTATATCCGCCGATTTTAGTACCGTTCACAATAATCTGTGGAACAGTTTTGGCACCGGGGAATGTTTCAAACAACTGTTCTCTAGGGTAGTCTATGCCCATAGTAAGGTACTCGTGTGCGAATCCTCTAGATTCGCACAGAGCTTTGGCTTTTTCACAATAAGGACAACCGTCTTTTCCGTATATCTTTATCATTGACTGTCTTACGCCTCACATGCTGCACATTCAGATGTGGCCAGTTTTTTGCGTGTTAATGATTGAGCCTTTGACATTGAGTATGCATAATAGAGATTCTTAATGCCTAGTTCGTGTGCATATAGATAAAGCGCATTAATTTCTTTCACACTCAAATCAGGGTCTAACATCAAGTTTAAACTTTGACTTTGATCAATATAAGATTGACGGATCGCAGCTTGATTGATAATAGCATAGGGATCAATCTCAGAAAATGTCTTGAACACTGACTTTTCGTCTTCTGTAAGTATGTCAAGATGTTGCACAGATCCATCTGCAACTTTGATAGAATCCCATACTTCTTCAATGTCCATGTCCTTGCTTGCAAGAAGTTTTTGCAGATAAGGATTCTTTATGGTTACCTTCATTTTGGCTAGATCTTTTACATAGCAGTTAGAAAACTCTGGTTCAATACTTTGACTGACCTGTCCAAGAATAAACGAGCTGCTTTTGGTAGGAGCAATAGCCATTGTGGTAGTATTGCGCATACCATAACCTTCAAGTACAGGTGGTTCGCCTAGCAGCACAGCAAGTTCTCTAGATGCTGCATGACTGCGTTCAGCAAATATTTTAGCAATCTCGTTGTTAAGTTGTGCTGCGGATTTTGATTCAAAACCAATCATTTTTGATTGTAGATATGAATGCCAACCTAGCACACCTGCTCCTAGCGCACGATGGTTCTGTGCAAACTTGCGAGCTCTTTTTAGGTAATCTTGACCTTCACTTTTGCGTACAAACTCTTCATTCACAGTGTCCAAGAACATGGTAAGAACTTCAACTGCATCTGTTTGTTTAATGTCATCCCAGTGCAACAGATTAAGTGAAGAAAGTACACAAGTAAATGTTTCGTCTACAGTAGATGGCAGTGCAATCTCTGAACACATTTGACTTGCGTGAATCTTCATGTTCTTGTCAAGATAAACCTGTGGCTTGTTGCGGTTTACGTTGTCACTGAACATGATGTAGGGATAACCAATTTCAGAACGGCGCTGTAGCACTTTAGCCCAAAGACGGCGCTTTTCTGCATCTCCTGCTTTTACTGCATCAATAAACTCATCTGACACAACTACACTTGTAGTCAATCCTTGAATAGGATTGCCTTCTGTACCAATATCTAGAAATTCGTCTGCGTCGGGATGTTCAATGTCCTGATAGGCTGCAAAGAATCCTCTGCGAACAGAACCTTGAGAAACCACTGATGCTAATGTGTCATACATCTGCATAAAATGCACAGAACCAGAGCTTTCGCCTTGATCTGTGATAGGAGCGCCACGATGACGAACAGCACCAAAGTAGCCAGAGCAGCCGCCGCCGTTCTTCATCAGCATACCATTTTCTGCTACTCCATACAGTATTGACTCCATGTTGTCATCAATATAAGAACCAAAGCAAGAAACAGGAAGTCCACGCTTCTTGCCATAGTTAGCCCAAACAGGAGATGCTAATGAATAGAAACCACGAGACATATAATCAAAAAACTTATCAGCAAACCCATTAAACTTGCTTTTGTTTTCTTCTGCAAGAGTCATATCTTTGAGATACCACTCTGCCTTGTCTGCGATTTCGCGTATTCGAGTTTCAGCAGTTTCACCTTTGCTGAGATAACCTCTCGAAAGGAATGTGCGTGAATCGTCGTTTAGCCAGTAGAATTTTTCGTACTTCATGGTTACCTCTTATTAAAATAGATCATCTTCTGTAAATGCTTTGGTTTTCTTTGAATAGGCTGTGCTGCGCTTTACAAAGAAATCAATGTTCTTAGTGCTTAGAATTTCTTCAACAAACCAGTCAGTGCTCTTAACAGCTTCTCGATCTACTTCGTAGAGAGGCTTAAGATCAATAGCTTGTAGACTTTGATTAAAACGATGCTTCAAGAATTCTTTTACAGTTTCTTTTGGTAAGAAATCAAGATCAGCTTCACCATAGATCCAGTCTACGATTGCAGCTTCTGCTTTGTATGCTTCTTTGCATAGTCTATTGATTTCGTTTACGCTGTCTTTGTTCCACCAATCTGGATTTTCAGATTTGATAATGTTCACCAGTTCAAATCCAAATCTAGCATGAAGATCTTCTTCCTTTGAAGTTGCTTCAACTGCGTTTGATATTCCCTTAAGAACATTCTTATGCTTATTAAATGCCATCATAATCAAGAACTGGGAAAAAAGAGACACGTTTTCTACAAACATAGAAAAAAGGATTATCTTATGAAAATAATCCTTGTCGTCTGCAGGTGACTGAATACTCTGCTCAAGATATGCTATACGTTTTTTAATTGCTGGTACATCAACAAGAGTTTCAAACTCTTTATTAAGTCCCATGATCTCTAACAGATTAGAATAGGCATCAGCATGACGTACTTCTGATTCTCCAAAAGTAACGCCCACTGCCTGTACTTCAGGCTTTGGCATTTTGTCGCCAATCTTTGACCAGAATGTTTTAACTTGAACTTCAATTTGTGAAATTGCCAACATTGCTTTTTTAACAATTTCTACTTCTTCCGGCTTCATTCGCACTTTCATATCTTGAATATCAGATGAATAGTTAAACTCTGTGTGTACCCAGTATGAATGACGGATAGCTTCTAGGTACTCGATTAACTGCGGATATTCGTAGGGTTTTAGATTAGTGCGTTTGCGAAAGATACTGGGCATGTTATTATAGCGATAAAGAATATATTCTCTCGCCAAATCATGCAGACCCATGTCCATAATTACATTTTCAACAGTTCTATGAATTGCATCAACATTTACGATGATGTCAAGAACATCATTGTTTAGAGTAGACGACACTTCGTCTGCCACTTCAGTTGACAGTGTTTTGCTTTTTATACCAATCGATTTCATAGCTTTTGAAACTGCTACACTGATTTTATTTTTATCAAAACTTTCAGTAGTGCCGTCACGTTTGACAACATAACTTACAGTTTTAGGCGTTTGCTTTTGATCATCCGTCATTTTATCTTCCTTAACTAATAATAGAATATTTATTGAAGTGGTGGCATGACATATTCATATTCAGAAACAGCAGATGCGGGGACTTGGTTTCTGTGAACATGTGTATCTCCTGCTAGACCTACGACACGATCGTCAACGAACAGCAAATAGTATGTGGTTGATCTTTCTTTGTCGTGTGTAATATGTATCTCGAAATTGCTTTGGGAAAAACGGTCAGTTAACTGAAGACTGTAACAAATTGCAAGTATTTTTACAAAATCACAATAACTGTTTTCTTTGACAGTTTCCCAAGGGTCTGGCCAGGTGCTGAGTGTGTATGGATCTGCTGCCAGGCTTACCTGAGGCGCTTTGAGATAGAAATTGATTGCGTCCTGAATAGGATCTTCGGCCGTTTCAAGGCCTTCTCTAAAAGATCTCCACAGAGCTAATCTCTGTTCATATGGTTTGTCAAACATTATTGTTTATGTTTTATATTTCACTGTGTAAATTAACTCAGCCTGGTCGCTGCTTGTAAAGTTTAACACCATGATAGCCACAGTGTCAACCACTGTGTCACCATTTTCATCTGACAACTGAGCAAAAAATCTTAGATTTTCTTGGTACAAGACATCGCCGGTATAATCATACTCGTCTGTGAGATTCTGTGTGCTGTTGTTAGGATCAACTACTAGATTTAGTTTTCCGTTTCTCACAGCGTCAACTTGACTACTGCGATACTGGTAATCAATCTCATAACCTCTTGCTGTAGATGCAGGAAGTTTAAACAGTCTAGTAGCTTCTGAATATTGTCCTAGTTCTATTACATGTGAACGATTGATCTGTGTAATCTGAGGTCCAAACACTTCAGTTGTGTAAGGAATATTGATTAAAAAGTTAGCATCATATCCTAGCTGTTCAGCACGTTCGAAATAATCATTTGTGCTGACGCCGCCGGGCTGATCAAATCTTATTACAGGATTAATATTGTTAGCCGCAGTGCCACCATCGTTACCTACATTATAGTATTTGTTACTGTCACTAACATTGTCAGTTCCAACCTTAACATAAATGCCGTAGGTCATTATATCATCAAAAGTACTGTTTGAAATTTTATTTCTAATAGGTCCTGTAAGTTGTCCGCTAGTTCCAATTACAGTGGTTAATCCTAACGCAAATCCTTGATACATTGTTTTAAACTCGCAGTTGTTCCAACGATTGTCTGCAATATCGTTGTCTGATTTTACTGCTGTAACAAAGTTTCTAACTTTTACATTATCAAATAAATTATTGTTAGAGCTTACTGCTGTGCTCAAACTGTTAAGTCGTATACCGTCAATAATGCCGGCTGCAAAATCTCCAATATTGTATGATCCTTCTAAAATTAGATTTCTAAACTCACTGTCTCTACAGCTTTGTAGTGTAAGTGCAGTTCCGCCCGTAGACCTAATTGTTAAATCCGATACTTTAATATTTCTAGCTTGGTTTAGAGTAGTACTCACTGCATCACTTGCATAGTTACCTACTGTACTAGTTTCGTTTACAGTTTTAAAAGCTTCAAATGCACCTGATAAAATAATAGTTTTGGCTGCGCCTGCGCCGCGGATTGTAACAAACGGAGGCAGATAGATAGTACTAGTAATCAAATATTCCCCAGGCTCAAAGATAAGTTCTACTCTTGACTGAGATTGCCCTTTGTTAGCTGCATTAAGGTATAGCTGATCTATGGCACGTTGTATTGCAACTGTTTGGTTGAGGCCATCGCCATTAGCACCAAATGCTTTAACACTTACACGATCGTCTAGTCTGTCTTGTAGTGTTCTCAGCACAGGTGAGTTAATGCTAGTGCCAGTCTGTAGGTATCCTGTTGTGCTTTTGTAGGCATATGCATCAGCAAACTGGAAAAGGTCGTCGTGTTCACTGAGCAGTTTAGTATTGCCTACATAAGGTGCGCCTTCAGATACTGCACCGTTACCTATGTAAAGTTCTTGTGTATCTACTGCCCAACCTAGTTCGCCTGATGCCAACTGTGGCAGGCCTGATCCTGCTTGTTTTCTACCTCTACGAATCTGTATTCTTGAAATCGATACGACAGCCACGTGTCTCTCCTACGCATTGTTTTATATATTTATGCGTAAGATTGGTAATAACTATGGACCCTGTTCCACCATTCATTGGACCAGTCATCAAAGGTGCGACCAAAGTAAGGATCAGCTTGCGGAGTTAAATCAAACTGTTGATATTCACAAGCTTGTGTACACATAAAGATGTGTCCATGCTGTATATTAGTTCCGTGTATCTCATTGTGTGCTAGTGCATAGGCAGTCATCTGTAGATAGTAGTCTTCAATCCACTCGCCTTTCTTTAGCTTGTTAGATTGCTTAAAATCCATAATAGCATAGTTGTCTTTGTACACACCTACTAGGTCAGTAGTGCCTGCATACATCTCTGGAATGTATAATGGAACTTCACTGCCCCATATTTCATTAATGTCTCCCAGTGCGTGTACTCTAATCACAGTGGCCATCTTGTGAGCCTGTTGTGCATAAGGGTTGCTGCCAGGCACGGGCCATTCGCCAGTATCTACATATTGTTCTATATATTTGTGCATACGGGTTCCGCGACCCGCAGCTTCTACTGTAATCTCTTGTGCTTTAGCTTCGCCGACACGCTTGCGCCATGCTATGAGATGTGTTTTATCTTTAGTTGCATCAAGTATAGTAGTAACTGAAGCGACCGGAGGACCACCTGGAGTAGCGTATCTGCGCTTGCCGTTTTCTTCTACTCTTTGCAGTTTTGCGTAGGTGAACTTGTTTGTAATTAATGACATAATAACAAGTATATGGTCAAAGTTTTCCTAAGTCAACCGCTGATTTTGCCATTTTGCTCACAGTGTCACTGGGACGACCTGGATTTCCTGGCAGCTTGGCCACATCATCAACTTCGCTGGTCTTAAACTCTATTTTGTCTTGATCAAAGTTCGTAACCAATTGCTGTAGTCTAGGATCTGCATCATATGTTGCTTTGAATACTTCGTAGGTAAACTGCCCACGTCCTTGATTCTGTAGATACTTGTCTAGTTTAGCCATACTTAAAGCGGCCACTCCGGCCGCTTTCTGTTGTCTCAGTATTTGATAGATGAAGTCTGTGTCTACAGCTTCACTTACTTTTTTTTTGGTAAACCTTTGTGCTTAGTACCAGCAACTTTTTCAAGTTCTTTTGTGCTCATGCTCATCATAGACTTTGAAGCACCTTGCAGTTTGCTCTTAGGAGCATCGCCGCGCTTGGCTGCTAGTGCTGCTCCTGCTGCTTGTTGCTGTGACTTTGATACTGCTTTTTCTTTTAGCGCAGTTCCAGTGCGAGCAACTGATTCACGCTTTTCGCGACCCATTGGCTCTTCGCCGCCTGCCGCTGCATCTGCTGCACCAAAATCGTCGTCGCCAGTTTCCATATCCATGTCTAGCTCGTCGCCAGTTTCCATGTCAGTGGTTGGTTCCATGTCCATTTCATCATCTGCGCCCATAGTATCCATTGGCTCAGCTTCACCAGTTAGCATACCAACACCTTGTGTAAGTGTTTGACGTGTAGTTTCCATTGTGGCATACAGTTGCTCAAGTGCTGACTTGATCGAGCTTGTAAACGCTTCTGCTTTTTCTGAACCCATTTCGTCACGGATTGCATCTGCTAGTTCTAGCATTGACTCAGTTTGCATTTCGGCAGTGTCTTCCATCCAGCCAGTAACACGATCAACCATGTCTTTAGCTGCCATTACTAGTTCTGCTGAATCTTCTGCACCTTCGTTTACTCTGCGAACAGCTTCGTCGATAGCATCAACGATGTGATCGTTGCGCTCTGCAATAGCTGCATTTAATACATCTAGGAACAGTTTGTTCTTAGCGTAGCTTTCTTTCTGAACAGCATCAAAGCTTTCAGTGGTTTCTACATTGAATACCTTAGTGCGAAGCTTGTTTCTAGCATCTAACAGTTGCTCAGTAGTAAATGAGTCAATGTCAATTTTGGCACCAAAACGCTGTGCAAGGCTTTCATTAAGCTTCTTGGCAGTTATTTTTGTAAATTCTCTTAGTTGCATGGTCTCTTCCCATTAAATGTAATTAATATTATTTATCAATTGTCAAATATAAAACTGTCTATTCTGTTTCGAACTCTAGCAGTTTCTTCTAGTGTAATATCCAATCTGATCTTTCTAACTTCTTTACTAGAAACATTTTCAGTTTTTTGTATAATGTTGCGATAAAACACTGCATCATTATAGTGTTTGGTTAACTCTCTATCATAAACCATTACTTGATTTATTACGTCTTTGCCCTGTGCTAGATTTTTAGCAATGGCCACTGCACTGCTTTTAAACTGTGTTCTAGCTGCTTGACGATTTTCTAGTATATCATAGATTAGATAGCCTTTAGAGCTTTCACGTATCACATAGTTCTTGATACGTATACTGCGACCTTTGACATGAGGTATAAGACTGTTTTCAAGTCCTTTGTTGACTATTTCTTCTAGTTCTCTAATCAGCGAGTCAGTAATCATTTATCATCACCATAACTTGATTGTTGTACATCACTTTAGTTAGCGCACTCTTACGAATCAGGTTATTAATAATGACTTGTTCTCTCTCTTGGAAACTGGTTAACGGTGTAAGCCCACTTACGTTTTCCAAGAGAGACTTTTCCTCGTTCGTAAGGTAGATAGTAAAATCTGTTATGAGCTCGTTTAATTTCATTGTATGCTTTGCAACTGTTGCTGAAGCGCTCTCAGTTGTTCTTGTGTTGCTTTGATTTGCGCTTGTATCTGTTTCTTTTGTTCTTGCTTGAGTTTAGCAGCTTCGGGTGAGCGAGGATCGATGTCGGGCGCACCCATGGCTTGTCCTACTGCATTACCTGCTGTTCTAGCTGCACCTGCTACACCTCTTGCGGCAGCGCCCGCTGCTCTACCAATACCACGGGCTGCGGCGCCGCCAACTGCGGCTGCACCTCTAGCCAGTGCTCCACCAACTGCTCCGATAGCAGGAACTACCTCATCTGTACGGTCTTCCATAATCTCGTTTATCTTCATATTCTTTTCCCTGCGCCTGAACGCTTCTTTGGTCTTATGGTTCTACGACCCACGTTTAATCTCTTTAGTTTTTGTGTTGTAGGACTAGTTCTAACAGTTCTTGAACGTTTAATATCTATAGTGCTGCCTTTTGATCTACGTGTTCTTTTGAGTGTTTGACTGGCTTTTACATTTTTAGGAGCATTACAGGTAGCAGCTTTGGCAACCACTCGTCCTTTTCTTGGGCCAGTTGTGCAGCGATATTTGCGCACAGTGTGACCTCTAGTGCCGCCCCCTTTGCCATGTCCGAATACAGTTGTAACACCTTCCCAAAGATCACGCAGTAACATTATCGTCCCCTTGTGGCTTTGTTCATTTTTTGAACGCGGCGGCTTGCAGGATTCATGCGTTTAGTACGCTTGGCTTTTCTAGATAGTCGTTTACCTAGTCTAGCTTTTGTTTTTTTTAGTGTAACTCTTTTTTTGATATCAGGTGCTGCAAAACACTGTGCTATCTTAGCAACAATGCGGCCGTCTCTAGGCCCAGAAGTACAGCGATATTTGCGCACAACCTTCTTACCAGATCGTGCCCAGGTCTGTCCTTCTTCTATAGGGTCAATAAAAAAATCACGTAATAACATATAGTTATTTATCGTGATTGTCAACTCAGTAGTATTACTACGATTGTTGATAGTAGGCCAGCTATTACTGTACCTGCTGTGCCTATCAGCACTTTGGTCATACTCTGTTGACCGTTTTTAATATCTAAATGAATATCTCTTAGAGTGTTTTCTACATTAGTAAGACGGCTGTCAAGAGCTGCATATCTTAGAGCGCACAGATCTACGTGTGCCTCTAGGCTCTCTTTTTCAAGCGAAGTTGTAGTTCTTAGTTCAGACATCTTTTCCTCTTTCTGATAAAGTAAACTCTTAGTTGGCCTTTATTGTTGTGATGCCTGATGTGCCTGTACAGTTTTATTTATCATCTATTTGGAAAAATATATTGGCATATTCAGTGTCTTGTGTAGTAAACACTGAGTTTGTAAACTTAGCTGTTTCGTCTAGTCCATCGATCACAGGTATGAGATTAAAATCACTGTTTAACAATTCGAGACTCATTGCGTCTTCATATTCTATTTCAAAATCAAACTGCCATATTGAGTGTTTGCCTTTGTATGCACGACCTAGTCCTAGTTTAGCAGGCGTTTCTGTTAAGATATGCGGACTTTTACTATAAGTCGGATTAACTCTTAGGCCTATAGTCTGTAGAACAGTGAGAAAATTTTGCTGTTGTTGTGCAGACTTAGGTTCGTCGCCTCTGCGAGCACCTGTTTCTGTAATGTCAATCAATGTGTATAATCTAAATCTCATACACTATTTAAGGTCATAAAAAAAGCGCCACTATAAAAGTGACGCTTTTATTTTTATGCGTTAATTATTATACGCTTACAGTAAAGCTAACGGCTGCTTCAACAGTTGAATCGTTTGCTGAAGGAGTAGCTGAAGCAATCTGACGAATACGAGCTTGCAGAGTTGCTGCTGATTGTGCATGTCCATCAACTACTACGTTGATAATACCAGTATCCGCATCTGGTGCCCATGCCATTAGTGGTGCTACTTCACGAAGGATTAGGTCGTAAAGTGAACCGTGTGCGCCGTCGTTTGCACGTAGGTCAACTGCTGTGTTGCTGTCGTCCTTAACAGTGATTTTGTACATAGCGAGTTGTACAACACTCTCTAGTGTACCTACTGTGTTTGCACCACCATTAACTGGGGTAAAATCGTATGTTGCCATTTTATTTCTCCTTGATCTCTAAATGACTTGTCCATTACTCTATGGACTTTTATAATATTATTTATCATTTAGGAAAAATAAAGCAGTGTTATCGCTGTTTTTTAGCTCTAGTGTGTACTGCTCTGAGATTCTGTACATAAGCAGGGCCTGCCTGTACAATATCATCTATCAGTTCTATAACTGGCATGTAGGCTTTCATCATTTCGGCACTCACTGCTTTGCCGTTCTTAGCTTGATCAAGGAAGCGTTTGGTCAATGCCATGTTCTTTGCACCTACTAAGTATCTGTACAGTGCAATGTCAGCCGGTGCTGTGCTGATGTCGGGTATACTAATCTGTGGTTCTGGATCATATACATCTGACTTTTCTAGATTCTTTGCTGCTACAAACTGTTCAAAGTCATCTGCAATGTCACTGCTTCTCAGTTTAGCACGAACAGCAAATGTCAGTCTTGTTACCAACAATTGACGTTCTTGTAGATTTAGTTTACCAAAATCGTTCAACGCACGACGAACGTTCTTGTAATCTGTATTGGTTATGTTTAGTGTAGATTCTATGTCTACAAACATTTTGGTTATGAGTGCAGGCTCTTTGCCCTGTGCTAGACTGTTAATATATCGGTTAACGGCAGCAACAGGTAGTCGTGTTTTCTTTTTGAGTTCTATAGCAGCGTCAGGATCTTTAAGCTTACGTTGTGCCTTGTCGTCACCAACTAAAAAATAAACAAAGTTGTAGAGATCGGTGCCCATTATTCTGTAGTATTTGTACAGTTCAAACCCTGCGGTACGAGCGCAGTACTTTTGTACAGGTATTCTAAACTGCGGGAATTGACGCATAGTTTCTAGTGCCAACAGAATCAAATACATTCTTTCACCGCAGTCTGTATAGGTCAAACGTTGGCTACTACCATTGTCCTTGGTCATTCTTGATTCATGTAGGTCCTTGATAAAATCCATTATCTTATTGCTGCCACTAGTTCTTTGATTCTAGTTAGATGACGATCTGCCAGTGTTTCAGCTTTAGGAGCAGCTTCTTTCCAGTTTGGGTCTGCTTTTAAATCTGCCAACAGTTGTGCGCCTTTAGGACCTAGTGCTTTTACAATTGACTCTACTGAACCTAGGTCCTTTGCTGTTGCTTTTGGTCCAATCAGTACTTTTGCAATCTCATCTATATCTGTTGCTACTATTGTATCGTCATTTCTGTTTAAGAGTCCTTTAAAAGCACTCCACTTCATGCCTTGATCCTTTGCCAGTTTGGCCATTGCTAGTTGCTTGTTTAATCCTTTGTAAGGACTGCCTGCTGGAATATCGTGTATGTGGTACTTAGAAATCATTTCAGCGTGTGGTACAACCATAATGTCTACCTGTGCTGAGCCGCCTTTGATTGGGACTCTTACGTGTACAATGGTGCCGCTCTTTTTAGTATCTAATCCTGCTTGGTTGAATAGCTGTTCTAGTCCTGCTTTTGCACCTTTGGCATCTTTTGCATTAAAATGCTGTGTTAGTGTGTCTTGATCAACAATAACATCCAAATCTCCTGACTTCTTGCCCGCAGTAGGAGTTGCTCCACTACCAATTGGAATTAGCTTTGCTCCTGTGGCGGACATTATTCCGTTAACCTGTTTTAAGATCGCAGCAATCTGACTGTGGTCAAACTCCACAGCGTCTGCAAACATGTTGCCACCTTCACTTAGAATCATTCTTTTTGGCCTCTATAATCTTGCTCATTGAACGACGAAACTTGCGTGGGTCGCCGCTCTTAATGCTGTTAAAAAAACGTCGTTCAAGTTCTGAAGCAGTCTCTACATCATACAAACTGTTTATCCTAGTCAGTAGATTGATAGCACTTTCTATTATATTGTTAGCAGTGTTGTCAACAAAATGATCGTTGTCACGCTTGCCGTGAACGGTGTTCAGTTCTTCAAGTATGCTTCTAGTTCGTTTCTTCATTGCTGTGTTCCTATACAAGTATTTAGCGTGGTTGTACTATAAATAAGTTTGTTACGGAGGGTGTACACATGTCAATAAAAGATCTATCATTTAAGGAGCGCAGTCTCTTATTTGCTCGCTTGGCATCTATTGCCTACAGCGATCCTAAAACAGCTAAAAAATCAGTTAAAAGTTTAGGCTTTACAGAAGTTGAGTTCTATGATCGCGGCGGCGCTCAAGCATACAGATTTCAAAACAGAGATGATCTAGTTATAGTGTGTCGTGGCACCGAACCGACCTGTTTTAACGACATCAAAGCAGACCTACGAGCCATGCCGGTGATGGCAGAAACAATCAGCCGTGTGCATAAAGGATTTAAAGCAGAAGTAGATGATCTATGGCCTATGATTGTAGAAGATCTTTTAGCCAAACAGCCCAATCAAAATCTATGGTTTGCTGGACACAGTCTTGGTGCTGCAATGGCAACCATTATGGCCAGTCGCTGTTTGTACTGTGAAAAACTACCAGATCCTGTAGAACTCTACACATTCGGTTCGCCGCGTGTAGGTTGGCGCGGGTATGTTGTGCATCTCGGCGTTGAACATCATCGCTGGGTAAATAACAATGATGTTGTTACTCGTGTACCATTAATTATTATGGGCTATCGTCATCACGGTACAGAGCATTATATGAATGCATATGGACAGGTACGAAAGAACACAGGATGGCAGCGTGTAAAAGATCGCTGGCGTGGCATGTGGATGGGATTAAAGAAGGGCAGCATTGACAACTTCTCAGATCATTCTATGACCAACTATATTGCTAATATAGAAGCATGGAACAAGGAGCAGGATTAATCCTGCTCCTTGAGTATTTCGATTACTTGTTAGCCCACTCTTCTTGAGTTGCTGCTAGTTCTGGATCAGGAACAAGACCGTATTGTGCTAGAGCACCGTCTGGGCCTGCCATATCGTCACTTACAAAGAACTGTACGTACTCTCTAAGTCCTGGGATTACTTCAAGATGTGCATCCTTAACATAGAAGTAAAGCGGACGACTGATTGGATAATCACCACTTGAGATTGTTTCTACGCTAGGAAATACGCCGCTTACTGTAGCAACTTCTAGCTTGTCAGTGTTGTTCTGGTAGAAGCTAAGACCAAACACACCAAGTGAAGTTTGATTTGCTGCAAGACGTGCAAGTGTTTCAGTATAGTCGCCGTCAATGTCAACGGCTGCTCCGTCGGTGCGAACCTTAACACAAGCCTTCTTCTGATCGTCGTCTAGCTTTTCGACACCCAGTACTGCTTTACAACCATCTTCCATGACCTTCACATCGAACACTTCACGTGTACCGTGCTTGGTTCCTGGAATATAAGCAAGAATTTCTACACCCGGTAGAGCAGGATCAACGTCACTCCAAAGTTTTGCAGTGCTGTCAGCATGTAGTGCAGTGTATAGTTGTGCTACTGTTAGATTGTCAATGTTGAGTTGATCAATGTTAGATGCAAATACAATGCCATCGTAACCAATTCTAACTTCTGTAATAGGGCCCACGGCTGCTTCGCACTTGGCCCATTCTTCTTCTTTCATCTTTGAACTGCTGTTTGCAATATCAACTGTGTTTTCGCCAGTGCCTTCACATAGCTTTTTACGGCCAGCACCCGACCCACCACCTTCTACTACTGGTGTTTGGAAATCGAAATTTTCACCAAATGATTCTGCAACAATAGTTGCGTATGGTAGAACTGTGCTTGAGCCTGTAACCTGTACGTTGTCACGTGCAAATGCACCTGTGGTTGTTAGGGCTACCACTGCCACTGCTGTTAGTAATGTTTTCATGTGTGTTATCCTTTTGTTAACAAAATAAAACGCAAGGAGACTATATCTCTGTGTGAGCATGTATATGTGTCTGTGTCTCATTACGTTATTATTTACATGATACTATAACATAACAGTGTAACAGATTTATGATAATTTTCTAACACTTTTATTATATTTTATAGATTCTTCTATTAAAGTTAGATTTACATCAACTAATTTTCCTGTATGAACAATAGCTGCGGTGTCCTTAGGAAAACAGTGTCCACCAAATCCTCTCTCAGGTGTAATTGTAGTATGACTATCACCTATACGACTGTCTGTTGCTATTACATGACGCACCATTTCATACTCAATGCCTGTAGCAGAGCAGAGATCATATACCTGATTGAAGAAAGCAACCTTAGTTGCCAGAAAACTGTTACGGAAGTATTTGGCTAATATTAATTCTTCTGGCAATGCTACTTGTGTAGTAAACTTATTGTCATCAAAAGCTACACGGAATACAGCGTGCCAAAATCCTACTGCGTCTCCGCCCATGTAAATTTCACGTGTAGCTAAGAAATCTTTCACTGCACTAGCTGCTCTTAAAAATTCAGGCGCAAAGGTTAAACTATGATTAGGATACAGTTCTCTTAGTTTCTGCCATCCTTCTAGGCTAACGGTGCTCCTAACTAAAATAGGTGTGTCTTGATCAACGCGACCTACAACATCAATCACGTTGTCAGCATAGCAAGCACCAGTATCGGACTGAGGAGTACTTACACAAACAATAACACCTTCAGGTTTGCCAAAGTCTGTATGGCCCAGTGCCGGATCGTAGATGTTTACATTAAATTTGTCTTTAAGGGCCGCATAGTGAGCTTGCCCTACAAACCCATAACCTGCAATTGTAATGTTCATTTGTTTTCCTTTTTGATGTATAATACTATATGTTATTTACATTGTCAAGTCATGCATTAAACGCATAACGAGTTTGCACTAACCACAGTTGTTTTTTAGGTATAATCGTGTTAAATATATAGTTAATGCTGCAAGTGCAGCATTTCACACATATATAGAGAGAAAACGAAAATGTTAACACTAAAACTATTTAACGACTGGGTGCATTTACTGTCATCTAGACCTGCAGACAAGGATCTAGCAACTTGGGCTCGCATTGAATACAAAAAAGATTCACTTTACGCTTATCACCACATGCTTGAGCATGGTGTTGCTCCCGGAGCAGGAGCAAGATAATGATTGCAAAAATCAAAACTTGGTATGCTCGTCATAGAGTATACAAAACAACTCTAAGAGAGTTAAATTCTCTTACCTACCACGAACTACGTGACCTTGGACTTGCACCCGAAATGATCCCAGTGGTTGCCAGCGAAGCTGCTTACGGAATACGATAATGTTAGGTACAATAATGCTTAGAAATATGTTTAAAGATTTACTTAACACCCGTACTGAAAAGCAATATGTTGAAGAATATCTTGCAGACAGTATCAGTTTAGAAGATCTAGAACGTAGACAACGCACAATCAGCAAAGGTGAAGCACCTTGGCAGCTTAGAGCAAATCAAAACTTGAAAGGGTGGATATAATGTTAGATCCAGATCACAGTTACTATCGCGATCACAGCGAAAAGAAAGCGGGCGGCAAATAATGTGGCAACGCATTATTGCGTTATTTGAACGCACAGGTCGTGCTAGAGCCGCTGCTGAACTAGCACGTCAAGGACGTCATGATCTTGCTCGTAAGATCATGCTAGGAGAAAATCTATGAGTCATATTCCATACTACGGTGAAGATGCTCCAAAAAAAGATCACAAGCCGGTTGACACTGATAAATAATTTTGTTACACTAGTAACAGTTCACACACATACACAAGGAGAAAATGATGAACGATAAATTCCCAAGCGAAATGATGGAACAGTTTGCTACCATGATGAAGGCTGCAATGCCTACTGTAAAAGCAAACAAAAATGGTTTTGAAATCCGTACCAAGGTACTTGAGTTTGCTCAGAACCAAGCATGGCAAGACTATCACGCAAAGTGGGGTCAGTTTGAAACTTCAATCAGCAAAGACGGTAAAGAAGTTGTTACTAAAGTAGAACTTCCAAGTGTTCCTGGTGCTGATGCTGTTCTCGAAACTGCTCAGAAGTTTTACGATTTCGTAAGCAACAACTCAACTAAAACTAAAGACTAAAATATACTTGACTAAATAGAAATGTTATTATAAACTTATTAAATGTAAGGCATAGCCTGTATATTATTATATGAAAGAAAGCCCCTGTTAGTGTAATGCTAGCAGGGGTTAACCTTTATCTACGCTTAAAGTGATAGTCACCATCAGGTCCATAGTTTGTAAACTGTGCTACTAACTCGAATCCTATGCTGTGCATATATTCAAACACAGTTTCTCTTAGAGGCGCACCTTTGTTATATTCAACGCTTTGCAGTTCTAGTATAACATGTTCTACAGTTTCTAATACTTCTTCTGCGCCACGCAGTACATCAAGTTCTGCACCCTGTACATCCATTTTTAACAGTTCAGGCTTAGGCAACTGTTTTAATCTATGTACTGCATCCAGTGTTACTGTTTGATAAGTGCGCTTGTGTGTTTCATTAAAGTAAAATGCACTGTTGGCATTGATGTCACTGTTTTCAATATAATAACTGTTGCCGCCAGGATGCCAATCATTCTGATAGAACTCTACAGTTTTGCCACTCGCATTACTTAATACTCCTATGTGATAAGGTATACCTTTTTCTTTGTATAGAAATTCACAACTGGGCATTGCTTCGAACGCAACTATATTGCTGTTGGGCCAAATCTGTTCTGCTTCATTGGTCCAGTGCAGCACACATGCACCTACATCATATATCACACTAGGCTCAAAGCCACTGTCTTTTAAATATTGTAGATAGTCCACATGCTGTTTTGGCAATAGTCGTTGGTTGCTGAGATCTCTCAATCTATCAGTAATGCTGTTGTCCGCAGCAGGTATTGAATCGTCTACGGTAAACTCACCTTGTCCTATGTGTCTACACTTAATAGCAGTGTCAGCATAGATCTTAAAACCTTTCTTGAGTGCTTTGGCACAAAAGTCTACGTCTTCGCTGATAGTGTTGGTGTGATTCAATGCGCTGTGATAAACAAAGTGTGGATAGGGTATTGCTTGAAACACAGACTTTTTGATTAGTACACATCCAAAGCCACAGCCGCCGATGGGCACAAGTCCGCGGTCTTTGATTTTACCGTAAGGTATGTTGCTAACGCCGCCTCGGTCATTGTTTTCGTATATTTCCAGAGTGTGATGCCCTGGCTTGCGTTGTATGTACAAGCCGCTGACCACGTCAACGTCATGCGACAGAAATCTTCTCAGAGTGTCTCTTGGTAATACAATATCACTGTCTACACTCAGTAGATAGTCATATCCTTTGACTACCCAGTCTGCAATTAGATTTCGTATTTGATCTATGTTATAACCATAGAAGTATTGAAACACTGTCTGATAGCCCTCTGGAACGTCCAGATCGTATATACTCTTGAAGGTTTCCGGTTCTATATACTTGGCTGTGGGTATCGCTATCAGGATCTTTTTTTTTGGTTGATTCATGTTGACAATCTCTCTTGCATTTTTATTTTGTTCTGTGCTGTTAACTTTGTAATCATTAAGCGGATTAACGTCATTGTAGTTTACCATTATGTCTTGCACTGCCTGTACACTGTTAGGATCAGCCTGCTCTATCAATGCATAGAATACACTGCCATCGCCGCCTGCGCCGTACCATTCGCCGTTAGTGTCTTTGAACAGTGTGTCATCTACGCTGTCTATTAGACTTTTTCTAAATGTTCTTAGATGTGTATAGGGCAGTATCCAGTTGAAATGGTGTGTTCTATATGCTCTTGTTTCTTTAATGTGCTGTGGATATTCCTGTGCTATCAAAGGAATGTTATCTGCTATGCTCCAGCAACTGCCATAGGTAAACTCTGCTCCGTCTAGGTATCGATCGTTGTAGTAGTGAAATATGCTGTTGTCATTGGTTAAACTGTCGTCGCCATCCAGTAACATGATAATGCTGTCTGTTTCTAAACTTCTAACAGTTTCAATTTGATTTCTCACTGCACCGTAGTGACTAGTTCTCTTTACAATTTTGAACTTGCTTTGTATATGTTCAGGCAAAGATGCAATAGTCCGTTCTATTACAGCAACGCTTTGATCTGTAGAACAGTCATCAATCAGCGTGTGTTCCCAGTTGTCATAGTCCTGTGCAGCAACACTGAGTATGTGATTTTCTAAGTAGTGTTCTGCATTATAGAAAGGACTTACAATCTCTATCTTCTGTTGTGGATAACTGGCTGTGTGCGGCATTTCACAGGGATTGGTATAGCGTCTTTTCCATATCTTGTGTATGCGTTGATTTATTTTTTGTACTGCTCTGTATTCATCCACAGGTAGATGCTGTTTTAACTTGTAATAGAAATGCTGTTTCCACTGTAGAGCCACTGTGTCCCAACCTACTACGTCTTTTATTATATTACAATAGTTTTGTTTTTGTTGATGTAGATATCGATCACAATATGCCTGTACAGTAACAGCAACAAACTTTTCAATCTGTTGTGGCGAGTTAATGTTTGGGAACAGATTGTTTGGTACTACAGAATAATCAATCACATAGCAGGCTTCGGCCAGTGCTATTTCTTCTAGTGCTCCAAATCTGCAGGTTATCAACGGTGTGTTGTAGCAGAGACTTTCCACTGAACTGATACCAAATGTTTCTGGAAACGCACTTGGATAGATCATGAAGCTAGATTGTTGAAGTATGTGTGCAATAGACTTTTGTGATATAACGCCTGTAAACTCTATGTCCAACTGTTGGTTCACAGGATCATTGGCCATAACATGCCAATCCTGCTCCTGTTGATCAGGAGCACTGCTCTTGCCAAATCTATAGTATCCGCCTATTATTTTTAGTTTAGCATTGGGCAACTGTTGTTTGACTCTGGGCCAAATTTCTTTTACTAAAGGTACCATGCCTTTGGTAACACTGGCATTGTATACAAACAGATCAGGGTCTTTGCTTTTTAGATCTGTTTGAGTATCGTAGATGTTAACGCCGTTCCTAGTTATAAAAACTTTGGGTTTAAGCACTTCGAAGTTGCGTCTTGCACCGTGATCGCAGTTGGTAATGTAGGTTAGATGCCAGTCGCTCAGTGTAAAGATATCTGTGATTCTGTTTTCGGTTGCAAGTTTTTCTATCAGCAAATCGCCTAGACAGAAGGTGTCGTGCATCCAAAGTATTCGCAATTTGGCTTTGCTGAGTATTCTGTTGTAGAGATCAAGCTGTTGAAATGGTGCTGCTCTGTTGTCTCTCAGCTGTGGATAGTCTTTGGGATCTGTGAAAGGTATTACAGTTCTTGAACTGATTACAATATCAAAGTCCCAGTCCTTGGCTAGATCTCTTGTGGGTCTGTAGACAACACCGTTGTATGTGCCAGGCTGTGTGTCTTCTGAATCACAGTTGTTGAATACTGTTACACTAAACCCAAGTTTAGCTAGTTGTTCGCTGGCAAAAGTAACAGCACTTTCTGAGCCACCTAGACCTTGTTTGTATACTGTTGTACCATCATAGGGTATACCAATGATGTCTATGATTGCGATCTTCATAAATGTAATTATATAGTACTGTTGACAAAAAGTCTAGTTTTGATTTAGGAATCACTCCAGCGTTGGAATGATCCTGATGTAACAATAAACAGTTCGTAACTGAAAGTTGATCCTCTATAGGCATCTAGCACAGTTACAGAATTAAGCAGACCTGTTCTTACTCTAGAACCTAGTCTAACTGTGTTAAAGGTAGACACAATGTATCCTGTTGGCGGTGGCGGAAGTACAGTGTCTGGATTGTCAGGAAAAGTAAATGTTGTACCAGGCCAAATAATACGAACTGCACCGTTACCACCAGGTGCAACAACACCTGTATTACTGTCCCAAGATCCGCCGCCTCCGCCACCAGGAGAACCACCGTTACCACCTTTTGACCCGGCACTTGTTGATCCGTTTCCGTCTCCACCATTAACTGCTGTCGAAGCAAATATATTAGAGCCACCGCCGCCGCCGCCGGTTATGTCACTTTGCCCTGTGCCACCATTACCACCGCCACCATTACCTGTTCCAGCACTAAAC